AATTAAAGGAGGACTAAACGATGTTAGTTAAAAACATTACTTACACAGATTATGACGGTACCGAAAGAACAGAAACCTTTTATTTCAACCTTAATGAAGCTGAAATTTCCCGGATGCATTTGTCCATTGAAGGCGGAATGAAGGCATACATTAATAAAATCGTTAATGCCAAAAGTAATGTAGAGATTATTAAATTCTTTGATAAGATTCTCGAAAAATCTTTTGGCATTAAGAGCGATGATGGTAGACGACTCATCAAAGGGCCGGAAGTGTTTAAAGCGTTCAGTGAAACCGAAGCATATAATCAGCTTTATATGGAGCTTTTAGGAAACGGTGGCAAGAATGCTGCTAAGTTCCTGGAAGCGATTATCCCAGATTCTACTAAAAATACTCCAGAGATAAAGGCTATTCTTGATGCTTGAGCTCGTAATTAATGACACTGAACTCTTTGATAATGCTACTAATACTTTCATCGCAGTAAAGAAGCACAATTTGTTATTAGAGCATTCTTTGATTTCAATTTCAAAATGGGAGTCGAAGTTTAAAAAACCGTTTCTTACAAGAGAAATTAAAACTCTTGATGAAACTCGATATTACGTTAAGTGTATGACTCTTAATAGAAATGTTGATGATAATGTGTATCTTTGTTTGACAAACAGTGATATCGATAAGGTCAATTCCTATATCGAAGATTCCATGTCTGCCACAAAGCCGAAGAAAGTCGGAGCTCCTAGTAGAGAACCTGTTACATCAGAGTTAATTTACTATTGGATGATTGCATTAAACATACCTGTAGAGTTTGAAAAATGGCATCTTAATCGTTTACTTACTTTAATAGAAGTATGTAACATTAAGAACTCTCCTCCAAAGAAAATGACAATGGCTCAAAGAAGAGCTCTAAATAATCAACGTAAAGCTAGATTACACACTAGAGGATAGTCATGATTACGTTTGAAACAAAAGGCGACTTACATAAAACTAGAGGTTTTTTAAATGGTTTAAGGAACCGAAAGTATTATCAAATATTAGATAAATACGGAAAAATGGGGGTAGACGCTTTATCGGCAGCTACCCCTGTTCGTTCTGGTCTTACTGCAAGCTCCTGGGAATATAAGATAGAACAAAGTAAAACAGGAGCTACTATTTCATTTAATAATACTAATGTAAATGATGGAGTGAACATCGCTCTAATCATTCAATATGGCCACGGAACAGGATGGGGAGGCTATGTTAGAGGGATTGATTATATTAATCCAGCAATAGCTCCAGTGTTCCAACAAATGGCAGAAGAAGTTTGGAAAGAGGTGGTTAATGCGTGAGTAGTACTGTTGATGAACGAATAGTTCAGATGAAATTTGACAACAGTCAGTTTGAAGAAAATGCTACAAAGACCATAGCAACTCTTGACAAACTTGATAAAGGTTTGAACTTTGGAAGTACTGATTCCGGACTCCTCAATCTACAAGGTGTTGTCAACAAGTTTAACTTCATGAGTATGGAGAATGGACTTCAGTCTCTTACTAATAAATTTACAGCACTCGATGTTGTTGCAGCCACAATAATTAATCGACTTACTAACAAGGTTGTTGACGCTGGTGCTAAGATAGGCAAAGCTCTGACTATTGAGGGTGCTTTGGACGGTTTTAAGGAATATGAACTCAAAATGAATTCTGTTCAAACTATTCTTAATAGTGCTGTAAACAAAGACGGAACCGCCGTTACTCTTGATAAAGTAAAAGAGAAACTCGAAGAGCTTAATGTTTATGCTGATAAGACGATATATTCATTTAAAGATATGACCGACAATATTGGTAAGTTTACCAATGCTGGTGTTGATTTAGATACTGCTGTAAAAGCAATACAGGGTATATCGAATGAGGCAGCTCTGTCTGGTGCTAATGCAGAACAGGCTTCTCATGCCATGTATAACTTTGCACAGGCGTTATCGACAGGTTATATTCAGACAATTGACTGGAAGTCTATAGAAGTTGCTCAGATGGCAACTAAAGGTTTTAAAGAGGAGCTTCTTAAAACTGCTGATGAGATGGGAACTGTAGAGAAACAGTCAAATGGAATGTATAAGGTTCTCACTCATGGCGGAAAGAAATTTGATGAAGAAATTAGCTCCACCAAGAAATTTAGGGACTCATTGCAGTCTCAATGGCTTACTACTGAGGTATTAACTAAAACGTTAGAAAAGTATTCTAATGAAAATACGGAAGTTGGTAAAAAAGCGTTTAAAGCAGCTCAGGACATTAAGACTTTTACCCAGTTAATCGATGTTCTTAAAGAGTCTATAGGTTCTGGATGGGCTCAAAGTTTTGAGTATATTATTGGTGATTTTAATCAAGCAAAAAAACTTTGGTCTGAAGTTGGTTCAGTTCTTACTGGAATTACTGATAAGCAAGCAAAAGCTAGAAATGCCTTGCTTAAAGGCTGGGAAGAAGATGGTGGTCGAAGAGCAGCGATTAAAGCCATTAAGAATATTTGGCTTGCTTTGAGCGATATAACTACCAAAGCTTCTGAAGCGATGGATCATGTATTTCCAGATGTAACTGTTGATAAAATTGTTGCCGTTACCAAACAGTTTAAGGATTTTACTAAAAATCTTAGACTTAATAATGAAGTAAGTCATAATTTGTATGAAACATTTAAAGGAGTGTTTTCTACAGTAGATATTGGCATACAATTTTTCAGATTATTAGGGAACGCAATATCTCCAATTATAGGTTTAGTTCCTAAAGCAGCATCTTCGTTTTTAGGATTTACTGGAAAAATTGGAGGATTTTTAGATAAAGTAGACAAAGCATTACAGAAATCAGAATCCTTTAGCGATGTTCTACATAATTTAAATATTAATGTTTTAGACAACCTTCCTTCTTTTGAGAAGTTAAGAAATGTACTTTCAGAGGTAGGAAACAAATTAGACCCTATCAAAGACAAAGTAAAAGGTGTTTTTGATAATCTAGTAGATAAAACTGCCGGTAAGAAAATAGATTTTTTAGGCATAGCTTTACAGGGCTTTTATAAAGCTGGCGAGTTTGCAGCCAAAGGTATATCATTTATTCTCGAAGCGTTTGGGAAGCTTAAAGATGGTGTATCTAAATTAGGTTTAGGCGGAATATTACAGGCTTTACAATTATTTATTTCTATAAATACTTTTAGAAAAATCTCATCGTTCTTTGGAGGTTTTACAGGAATTCTTGATGATTTTGGAGATATAGTAGAAGACGTTAAAAAGATTCCGCGTATGTTTACAGATATTGGGGACGCTATTAGTAACTTCATGAAACGACTTAAACATATAAAGACGTTAGAAGCTATATCTAAATCTTTGCTCATTTTATCAGGGGCTTTACTCGTACTATCGCTTATTCCTGCCGACAGATTAGAATCTGCAGTTGGAGGAATTTCTATTGTTCTTGGTGAGATCGTTGGGGCAATGGCTATTCTAGATAACTTAGGTGGTAAAAAGAAAGGATTTGTCGATACTGTTGGTTCGACTATGATAAAACTTTCTGCATCGATTCTTATTTTAGCATTTGCTCTTAAGTCTTTATCCAGTCTTGATGTGGATCAGCTTAAAGTTGGTTTGAGTGGAGTTACTGTTCTTTTACTTGGTTTAGCATTTGTTGCTTCACTTCTTAGTAAAGGTGATGGAAAGATTAAAAAGGGCGGCACTACATTAATTATGTTTGCTGTCGCTTTAAAAATAATGGCGGGAGTCGTTAAGAGTCTTTCAGAAATGAACATGGATCAGCTTGGAACAGGACTTGCTGGGATTGGCGTAATGTTGACATATCTTATAATGTTCTCTGCTATATTAGGAAAACTTGATAGTGTCAAATTTAGTTCGGGTTTAGGCTTGATTGAAATGGCTGCTTCTCTGCTTATTTTATATCAGGCATTAGAATCATTCAGCAAACTTGACATGACTGCATTGAGCAACGGCATTATAGGAATGTCTGCTGTATTATCTGTTATAGGCATATTCTCAGCACTGATGCAGGGAAATAAAGTAAATCTATTTGCAATTGGAACTGGTATGCTGATCATGTCCGCAGCAATGGTGGTGTTATCTAGTGCTTTAAGTTCGCTTGGTTCTATTCCGTTATCAAATATTGGTGTTGGGCTTACAGCCATAGCAGGAGCCTTGATTATATTTGGTATTACTGGAGCATTATTAAGCGAAGTATCTGTTCAGTTATTAGGTGTTTCGACTGCTTTTCTTATATTTGCAGCAGGCGTTAATGCTATTGTTCCGGCGTTGCAAGCACTAAGTCAATTAAGCGTTGCTGATATGATAACCGCTTTAGTTGGTTTAGGTGGAGCAATGCTTATATTTGGCGTAGCTTCAGTGGCTTTAGCAGATTTGGCATTACCGATAATCGGCGTATCCATTGCATTAGGCATATTTGCAGTATCTATCAACTTATTAATTCCAGCACTTCAGGCATTTGCTAGTATGGGAGTCGAAAATCTCATTGTTTCTATTGGTGGCTTAGCAGCTGTACTTATTGTTTTTGGAGTTGCCGCTACTCTTTTGTCTGCAGCAATTGTTCCTATGATGGGATTGGCAGTAGCATTAACCTTGCTTGGTGCTTCTTGTATTGTTCTTGGTGCTGGTTTGACAGTATTAACATACGGACTTCAAGCATTTGGAGGAATGGTTGTTAGCGTATTTTCCGGAGTCGGAACCTTCTTATCTGACGTATTCGGAAAGATTGGTGGTATTGGCGGAACGTTATTGGATCTGCTTGGAAAAGCTAAAGACGGTATTCTTAATTTATTTAAGAGTGGTGATACAACGGAAGAAGCCAATAAAGCGGTAGACGAAACGGCAAATGCTATTACTAACAATACTTCAAAAGTTACTCAGGCTACTGATGGTTTGGTTCAAGGTGCTCAACAGTCGATGTCGGCTCTACCAGATGCTTATGGCGGAATTGGCGTAACATCTATAGAGGCATTTACCAACGGCCTTGGTAGTATGGATTTCGGAGCAGTTACAGACCAGATTGGCCAGAAAACTAATGAAGGACTTGATCTTAGGGAGTCTTTAAACAGTCTTGGTTTAGAGAACATGTCTTCTTATGCTTCCGGTATTGACGCTAGTTCTGGAGATGTATCAGCGGCTATTACTAGTCTTGGAGGAACGGTTGACGAAAGCTTCGGTAGCTTTACTACAGATTTCTATAGCCAAGGTAGTGCTGGTGTTGGTCAATTAAGTAGTGGAATTACTGATAATACTGGAAAAGTAAAATCCGCTGGAGGAAAAGCAGCCAGTGCTGGAGTTAAAGGTGCCAAATCTAAAAACAGTGATTATCATGGTGTTGGTAAATCTGCAGATGAAGGTTTGGCCCAAGGTATGAGAGATTACACTTGGATTGTTGATGCCGCAGCCAGACATGTTGCAAGTAGTGCAGTAAGTACGGCTAAGTCCACAATCAAGTCTCATTCACCTTCTAAAGAATTTGAGAAGCTTGGTATGTATTCCGACCAGGGTTTCGCAAATGGTTTTCTTAAATTCGCAAAACTTGTTTCTAATGCTGCAGGAAGTGTTGCTGGAGATTCTCTTTCAACGGTTAAAGATACGATGGCAAGAGTATATTCTATTGCTAACGAAGGAACTTTCATGTCCCCTACAATCACTCCTGTTATGGATCTCTCAGAAATTCAAAATGGGGCCAATTCTATACCTGGAATGTTGAGTGGTTATTCGTTATCTTTAGCTAACACTAATAACGCCATGAATAATGAACAAATGGCCAGAAATCAGGCGAACAATTTAACATCATTATTCGGTGGGCTTAAGAACGCCATAATGAATCAGAAACCGTCTAACAATTATAATATTAATGGCATTACATATGACGACGGATCGAATATTGCAAACGCTATGCAAGCTATTGCTAATGCGGCAATTATAGAAGGGAGGATGTAAATGGCATCAGTTAATATTACGAGTTATGGATATACGCCAGGTACATCCAATTCCTTCTATATTGTTTGGAATCTTAATATAAAAGCTGATAGTAAAAAGCATCTCGATCATTTTACTGTAAAATGGAAATATCGATATTCGTCTTCGGGACCTTGGTTTGATGGTGGTGAGACTAATGTAAATAAAAGTTATACGACCGCCACATATACAATACCAGACAATAATGTTTATCAGATCAACGCCTGGGTAAACGCTTATTCGACAAAGCATAGCGTTAAGAAGGGCAAAAAGACAGTACAACAGGCATATTGGACTTGCAAATCGGATTCTGGTACTTATACGGTACGGAATATAGATGTGCCAGGAAATATCGGGAACATCGAACCTTTGATAAATAGTGCTTCTTTGCATCTGTCCACAGCCGTTTCAAATGATGAAATTGCTTCTGGTACGAATCAGGTTAGATTCCAAGTGCTTAGATGCGTTGATGAATCTAACCAACAAGTAGTACAATATGACAGCGTGTCTAATATTGTAAATAACGCAGCTATCTCAAATCCAACTAGTCTTGCTCCAGAGTATTACTATATTTATCGAGGAGCTTTATATAACTCGACTTCGAAAAAACAAGGATCTTGGTCTGATTGGTCTGGAAGATTATATGGTCTCCCGGGGACGCCATCGATTATAGGATTGGAAACCAATTCTCCAACGTCTACTAGAATTACATTTTCTGTAAATGGCATTGCTAACAGCTATACCGTGGAATACCAGAACGTAAATAAGGATTTTTCTACGGTATCAGACATTCAGAGCCAAGAGATATCAGAAAGTGATACAACAACTCGTACGAAGATTAAGACTTTATATCTGTCAGACTTAACACAAGGTACGATATATTACTTTAGAGTTCGTGCTACAAATTCCACCGGAGATTCTCAGTGGAGTGAGGTTAAGGCCCTTATCGTTGGTACTGAACCTGCAGCGCCTACTACCTGGTCTGATATTACTTCTGCCGAACTCGGACAGACAGTATATTTGTATTGGACTCATAATTCTCAGGACGGTTCTTCCATGAGAAAAGCCCAGATTCAGATTGCTGTAAATGGGACTAACTTACCTGTTATTACCGTCGATAATGCTTATATCAACACAAGAGATGAGGACAAGGTTCAGGAATATGCTCTCGCATTAACATCCGATAATCCGATGCACGCATTTTCAGATGCAGACGTTGTAACTTGGGAAGTTAGAACTAAGGGCGTTTACGAAGGTGGGGATGCTGTAGGTTATGGCGATTGGTCCGCAACAAGAACCATCTATGTTTATCAGAAACCAGTTGTAACAATTACTGCAAGAAGCGGGTGGTTGTGGGATCCGTTTAATTTCCAAGATGATCCAGAAACAGGAGAGCTTGAAGACAGAACCGATGATCCAGAGCTTGTTGTGATGGCTATGACTTATCCTGTGCAATTCCAGATTGAAAGCAGTCCTGTTACACAGACTCCTGTAAGCTATCATTTGACAATAACGGCGAATGAAGATTACACGGGAACCGACGAATACGGTAATGAGATCGAGATTGCGAAAGGAACAGAAGTATATTCTGGTTTCTTTGATTCATCGTCACATTCTTTATCGGTAGAACTTACTCCTAATGATGTAGTTCTTGAGAATGGTGTTTCTTATACTGCAACCGTTCTTCTTTATATGAACTCAGGCTTGTCTGATGATGATTCTGTTTCCTTTATTACAATGATCGAACCAGATATCGTATATCCAGAAATCGTCGATGTAATAATTGACGAAGATGATTGGTCCGCTTCCATTTATCCTAAGTGTTATGCAAACGACGAAGAGGATGATGATACTTTAGCCGAGAATACAACCATCGAGATATACCGAATAGATTCTACTGGCAACTATATTTTCGTAGATTCTATGGATAACAATGGTTCTTCCGCTATTATTGACCCGCATCCAGCTCTTGATTATGCAAGATACCGTGTAGTTGCAAAGAATAATTACACTGGCAGAATCGCATTTCAGGATTATTTCTATTGGCCTGTTGGATGTACATCAATCATAATTCAATGGGATGAATCATGGAACGCTTTTGAATACATGACTTTGGATGATGGAGAAGGAGTAACATCTATTGAAGAATCTGAGAATGTTGTAAAAGGAGCACAGCTTATTCTTCCTTACAATATAGATGTAAGCGAGAGTTATACTCCTGATGCTGCATTAATCGAATATATAGGAAGGAACTATCCTGTTAGTTATTATGGTACACAAAGAGGGCAGTCTGCTACATGGAATGTCGAGATACCATATGACGACGAAGAAACGTTATTTGCGTTAAGAGAACTTGCTGATTGGATGGGTGACGTTTATGTCAGAGAACCATCTGGAACTGGATACTGGGCAAATATTGCGGTATCCATGTCACAAAAACATAAAGAAGTATTAATACCAGTGTCCTTATCGATAAAGAGAGTGGAAGGAGGAGCATAATGCCTGACTGGACAAAGTCTATGGAACAGACTTACAAATTCTACATTATCGATCCTAACACCTGGAAGGATAGGATACGAATTGATACGATCACGAGCTGCACTATTACGAGGGACTTCACTACGGAGACCCTCTCTAGTGCTTCTTTTGATTGCGATGAAGATCTAACCCAGAAGTATGGGGAATGCTATGTAAGAGTATACCTTATAACAATTCAAAATGGGGTAAGAGAAAGACATTGCTTGGGGACCTTTATTGTGCAAACACCATCAGTAAAGTTTGACGGGATGCATAAATCGGTAGGTATGGACGCTTATTCTCCTCTTTTGGAATTAAAAGATAACAAACCTCCGATTGGTTACTCGGCAATGAAAAATATTAATACAATGCGCCTGGCTTCAGAACTTGTCTATGAGAATTGTAGAGCTCCTGTTACAAGAGTACAGAACGATGCAAATACGCTTAAGTCTGATTTCGTAGCAAACCCAGACGATTCGTGGTTGAGTTATATAAGTGATTTAATGGCAAACGCTAAGTACCGGTTCGGACTTACGGATAAGAGCGAAATAATTTTCGATAAAATTACCGACATCAAAGCGTTGCCTCCTATCTACACGTTTAATGATGATAATAGTTCTCTATTATTGCCAAGTATTGACGATAAGAGAGATCTTTATGGAATCCCCAACGCTTTGGAGATGACTTATACAACTCAAGGAACAGACGGGACGAACGAATATATGAGCGTTCGTGTCGAGAATAATGACGAGAATAGTGAAATTTCTACAGTTAGAAGAGGACGGGTAGTACTTGAGCGAGTAACAGACCCTACTCTTACTGGTTCATATACAAAAGAACAATTTAAAAGGTACGCCATGCTGTATCTTGAGAACTTGTCTACACTAGAACATACTGTGTCTTTTAGTCATGGTTACGTTCCGGTTACAATTGGAGATTGTGTAAGATTAAATTACAGACGTTCCGGCATTGTTGATCAGCGAGCCAGAATAATTAAGCAAACTATACATTGCGTTACTGGCTGCACCGTTGATACCGATGCCACATATACAACAGAACTATGGAGGGCGATAGAACATGGTTGATAGCAAGATTATTAGTCAGGTAGTTTCGGCCCTGTTAAATCAAAATGGGGGAAATAAAACTGTAAATAAACTGTATGGAACAGTTGAAGTAAATGACGGCCATAAATTTGTTAAATTAGATGGTTCTGACACCCTTACTGCTATCGTCGAAGGAACCGAAGTTATGAATGGCGATAGGGTTCTGGTGTCTATAGAGAACCATCAGGCGGTTGTTCTCTCTAATATTACCAGTCCAGCATCTGCCAGAACAGCGACTAACTTTATGGATTTTACAGAAGATGGACTCATTATAGGTGTGATTGCTGGAACAGACGGTAGTCCTCCTCAAAGTATTGTTATCGGAAGTCTTAATGACGGTGAAGAAGGGGTTTATCTTCGTATTGGTGCTACCGTTATAGCAAAATTTATTGGCGATGAAAACGGATACTCCAAAATAGAATTTGGACCATTTCATATTACAGACAGTCAAGATGAATATTTTGCTTTCCTTGATTCACTTGGTTTAAATATTTATTTAAATTATAGAGGCCCTAATGTTTTTGATGCTGCGACGCGAATACAACCAGGTTATGTGGCGATTAACGATATATTAGGTAATTACATTGAAATGAAGAATGGCGGCATAAATGCTGAAAATGGATGTAACACCAATATTGTTTATGTTAGTGTTTCCAGTGCTTCCACTATTTCCGTTAATCATGGAAGTACTTATTCCGGATCTATTCAGGCGGTTGTACCTGTCGGTTATACCCCTTGTGGAATAATAAAGCGTCAAATACTAGGGCAACCATATTATTTTACTTATCTTGAATTAGATAATACCGGTAAAATTTCATATAGCATTTATAACGCTAGTAGTAACGACGGGACAGGAATTTCTGTTCATTTTACGATTGCGTGTACTTTTACTGGTTGAAAGAGGTGAATTATGGCAAATATTTATGATTTATTGGAGCAGATTAATTCTGCTATTTATGGAAAGGACGTTCGTGGTTCTATTCATGATGCGATAGAACAGTGTTATAAAGATGCTACTGGTAATCCAGATAGTTTATCTGCTATACTTGAAAAATTATTTAATGGGTCTATTGCTGGAATAGGAGACGTTGTTGATGGTAATACGGAGTGGGGTACAGAAGTATCGGATATTACTCCTAATACTACTACACAATTAAATTCTGTTAATTTACATGCTGGAACATGGTTATTGTTTTATAATGTATTATTTACGTCCGCAGCAAACGATTCAGCAAATCCGTATGAAGTATGGTGTACGATATCACCTGGAATTTCACCCTCGGGAATACCTATAAATTATAGCACTTCTTTAAATACAGATCCGTCTGATTTAGGAACATCATATTCTGGTTTTTTTGTAGCAACGGTTACAGAAGATGAAGCATATAATTTATACACAAGACATAGTGGATTACTAGCTGCTTCAGCAAAGTCTGAACTTATTGCGATAAGGATCAAATCTGATTCTGACGATGAAGATCCGGGTTTAGTTAATCAAGTAGCTCAGAATACTGCTGATATTTCATTATTAAACAACGCCAGCCTCGAACTGGATGATGATGGGAGATTAAAAATCAGTGGTTTATCCAGCAATACGCCAGAAGTAAATGATCGAATAGAGATTGTCGAACAAGGACTTAGTACAGAGATTTCTACCAGAAGTTCTGCTGATTCCGATCTTAGCAATCAAATTGCTGTTGAGAGATCTAGGATTTCTAATCTTGCTTCATTAGAGGAAGGAAGTACTACGGGAGACGCAGAATTAATAGATATTCGTACTGGTGCTGATGGGAATATTTATGAATCTGCTGGAGATGCTGTGAGAGGACAGATCAATGATGTAAAGGCGGATTTTAACGAGTTAAATGATACATATTCGACTGGAGAATATATGTATCTTGGAACTGTAGAAAATTCATATCTTAATACGCAGACCCATGCACCGCAGAATTATGCTGGATGGGACAGGACGGATTATGTCCCGACGTTGGGGGCGAAATCATTAACAATCGAGTATTCGGGTTCGACAGCCTCGGGGTATTGTGGATTTTTTGACGCCCAAAAAGAATGGATAAAATCTTTTACTCTGTTGCCATTAGGAGTAAATTATATTATTCCTCCTTCTAACGCGGCATACTTAATGCTTTCGTGCGCGCACGATGATTATTCGACGCTCAAGATCAAAAGACCATATACAGAATCCATAGAACGTCAGTTGTATCCCTATGTCTATATTATGAGACCTTATATACCGGAAGACTCCGTCATTTCGTCAACTTTCCCAGTTATTGCAAACAATGGGGATGTTGTAACCTTAGAATTAATCGGAGCAGAAGGGGTGGTATCTGGCAACGTTTTTTTCATCTACTACAATGATGAAGGCTCTGGACGAATAAGATTTGACAGTTCAGATAAAGTGTCATTTGTATTAAATGATTCAATAAACACAATCGGATTTTATGTCGGAGCACAACAGGCTGTGGGATCTGGGTATATTCAAGCAAAGTATACCTTTTTCAATAGCGCAATCTGCAAAAATACCATAGAATATATTGATGATCCGAGTTTATACGATGATGGGCAGACAAACGTTACAATTAAATTTAACAAGCTGATTTATTCGCACGGAGCATGGAGCGGAGAGTATCAATATTTGTCTGAAGATTTTACGAACTGGGCGTATGATTACGATTTCAGCAAAGACGTTTACAAAACTAACATTGTAAATGATCCGATGCAGACATTAATTTTAGATACGTCTACTGGGCATATGCGACTTGTTTACAATCAAGAAGATATAACGGCAAACATGATCATAATGATTGCGCGGGATTCTTACGGAGCATTGTATGGAGCATATGTTGATCAGTGGCGAAAACACGTATTTGATAGCAAAAGTGTGTTTAAAGATTACTATGCTCTTAATGCGGAAATGATAACGGCTATAGACTCGAAGGAAAACACATTTATTGGAGAATTATCTCCATCTGTTTTTGCTTTCGTGCTTACTACCGACGATCATAACGGAGGTGCAATAGATAAGCGTGTGCGTTATACTGCGCTTGGAATTCAAAAAGTTTTAAAAGATTTGCCGCTTGATGGCGTTGTAAACTGTGGTGACGTTGTGTTGTCTGACGCGGGTACAACTGAAGACGCATTGAAACATTATTTCGAAATTATTCCAAACGACAACATGATATACTGTCAGGGTAACCACGACAGATCGTCAAAACTGCCGATGCTCCCACAGAGGGATTTTTTCAACCTCGTGTATAGAAAACAGTATGGAGATTCATCGTTCCATTTCGGAAAATACCCAGCAACATATTTTTATAAAGACTATTCCGACAAAAAAATAAGAGTCGTTGTCTTGGATATGTATGACAGTGACGTTATCACAAATGATCGATTGCAAAATGCTGGTTATAAAAATGATCAATTAAATTGGTTATGCAATGAAGCATTAGTGATCGATGGCGATTGGCAGGTAATGCTTGTCACACATTCAAGTCCGCTGTCAACTGAGGTGCCGTATAATACTGGGCCGAACTGGAACTGTACACATTTAATTGCGGCATTGCAGTGCTTTAAGGATGGCGCGAATTATTCAGTTACTTCTGGAACTGGAGAGTATGCGATTGATGTACATCACGATTTCAGCAATCAAGGCGCGAGAACGATCATCGGAGTTTTCAGCGGTCATAACCATGTAGATTCGATCATTGAAAAAAATGGAATTACCTACGTATCATCCATCTGCGGATATATAGACATACAGCTTTATCTTGGAGATGGCAGTCTGACGGAAAACCTTGGATTGAGAGAACAGCATAAATATAGTGCAATAGCCTTTGATGTGGCTATCGTAAATACCGAAGAAAAGCAGGTGAAATTGAAACGTTTTGGTTTTGGTGAAGATAGGGAGTTTACTTATTAAAAGGACGCATGAAAATGTTAAAACTATTAGCTGAAATTGGTTGGACATTAGTAATCATTTCGCCTTTTGTATGGAGATACATATTTAACAGATGGGATGATTCTTGAATTACTTTATTCTAATAACGTAAAGAACGCTTTAAAACCGAGGTAAAACATATAAATATTTAATAAATATTCGAAAGGAGTGAATATTTATGAGTGTAGGAAAAGGATTTCACATGTCTGACGGTTCGACTGGAATGCTGGACTGGAACTATGTGACGAACCCAGAGGGGGATAAATCGATCATCGAGGAAGTTACTGACGTAAAGGCGGATTTATCAGAGTACAAAGATATTTTCACTGCTGATGTTGACGAATCTGTTAAGAATTGGCTTGATGAGCATCCAGAAGCAACAACAACCGTACAAGATGGAGCAATTACGCCTTCTAAATTAAATACCGAATTGTATAAATCATATAAGGAGGGCGGTTCGATATTATATTTTTTCCCTTCCTTAGTAACGGGCGGTTATTCGGGGAATTGTTCTCTTGTGGTCACTCCGAGAAAAACTATTTTGTTTGATTGCGGTCCGACAACAGATTGGACGGATATTAAATCATATTTAGACAAGTTGTATAGTGATGGTGTGTTTACAAATATTGATTATATTGTTATAAGTCATTTCCATTATGACCATATAGAAAATCTTGGAAGTATTTTAACAACATACCCACATAATAATTGTCATGCCTATATCCCGATGAATCCAACAGGATACACTACCGTTGATGTTTCTTCTAATCGTACAGCGGTCATATCTGCATTAACAGGAAACAATGTGGAATACACAGAAGTCACACAAGACACGAATGTTACTATTGACGAGAGCCTTTTAGAAATGGAGTTGTTTAATAGTAATGCAACTGATTACTCATATTACAATACAGAAAGCCCATCTGTTTATAATAATTTCAGCATGGTTGCTTTGTTAAAGTGTGGAAATGTTTATTCTATGTTCCCTGGAGATATTCAACGAGAAGCACAAATTAGGATTATAGGAACAAGAGAATTGCCACGATTGTTCTTGTATTGTGTTCATCACCACGGAATCCAAAATGATGATTACAGACCATATTTGGAAGCGATAGACCCACAATACTCAGTTATTATGACCTCGCATAATAGAGCCTTATTATCTGCGGCTAGTTCGTATTCTGGGAATTATTTGAGCGGTGATGTCGGCTCTACAGGTTTTTCATCATATGAATATGTAAGTGGCAAAGATGGTGGTTCTATTGTTTCGGGTTTACCAATTCCAAAAATCGGTTGGTATTATTCCTATGTGGATTTGTATGTCGATAACTCATATTCTGGAAACATTTATAACGGAACAGAAGAGCATCCGTTTACACAGATTAATGAGGCGTTAATGTTTGTAAACCAGACCAGTAATTTGAGTTATCGCATTCATGTTAAAGGGACAAGCACTAAATATGAAACTGTTTGGGTTCGTGATTACTACGTGCCAATTTATATTATCGGATATAAAGACATAAACGGGGCAAATATATATCCTCATGTACACGGATTATATGTACGAACAACAGGTTATTTAAGTGTCTCTAATATAATATTTGACGGTATTGGACGTATGCAGTCTAATCAGCAAGTTCAAGTATTTATATGGGCATCCCGTGTAACTTTCGATGGGTGCGAATTTGACGGGATAAATGATAGTAATGCAAACATAGGTGTTTTTATTCAAGAAACTTATGATGTTTATTTGGCAGGTTGTGACATAAAAAATTATAAGATTGGAATTTCCGCATATCGTATTGGTGGTGTTACTACAAATGGAGTTACATTTGAGGGATTATATCAGGCAGCTTATTCACAAAATAATTGTCGTGTAACTATCCGAGGAGTTGATGATATTTCAAACATTGGCGAGGGTTATTGGATACAGGGAGCTACAAGTGGTTCTCAGATTCCTGTGATTTTATCAAAAGGTGTACTTACACAAGCCCTAGTAAGTGCGTGTTCGACTTCGGCAATAAGTGCATATTTCTACTATGCATCAAATCATCCTGTATGTGTAATGGCAACTAAAAAGATATATGATGTTTTAACAGGTGCAGAAATCACATTGTAAGTAAGCAATAATGAGAGGTTCATAAAGAGGATAAGCACACTTCGGAGGACAATATGAGTTGCGAATATAGTAAGTATTGCATGTGTGCAACGTGCGAATATCAGTTGAATAACTCTGGTAAAGAATGCTGTTCTGGCTGTGCAGACTGTATGAGGGAAAAACAGCAAGTGCATGACGTATGGACATGCACAAAATATATGCGGAAAGAGATTTTGAGAAACTAACTTAAAGGACGCTTTTCGTCAGTAAATGGGGGTGAATATATGGATGAAAAAGCAATAAAAATAGTGAAAGATTATATATTGGAACATTTAGACAAATCAGATGTGACTCCTGATTTTGAGGTCTTTACTGTCTGGAAAGTGAAAGCTCTTCAGAATTGGAAGTATCTGCTTTCTTCCACTCTGTTTGATGGGATGTACTATGAGCTGACATATAATGGAGATAAGGAAGAGTGGTATTTAGATGCTTATAAGAAATTTGAAAACCGTTGCATCAAAGTTTAACTTGCAACCAACTTGCAATTTGACTTTTGATTTTTTAATTTAACTTTTCAACAGTGATATTATCGGTGGTTGGTTCTCTGTGTGGAAATTGCGAAAGCGAAACAGCAGTCCTTAATGAGCCGTTCGATTCGGTTCGCCGATAGTAATTAAAGGTATTTACAGTAAACGGATGAAAACCTCGTTCGTTTGCTTCTAAAGGGATATGGTTTGCAGGCTGTATCCCTTTAGACTAATTTATATTTTTAACCAATTTAAAAGACACTCTGAAAAGTATCATGGGTTCCGCTAAGCTCCGTAGTGATTGTGGCGAAGATTAAAGAGAACGTAGATAAGGTGGTTCCGCCCATGGTTAAACTTGTAACAGATGAGAAGCTAACATTAAGGATGTAAGGAGTTGGAAATGGGTGTATTAATACTAGATATGGATACTACGATTGCATTTACCCCGTCTCAAGTTTTGGCGTTGTGTTCTGCAGTTGTAGTTCTTAGTGGGGCTGTGCATGTTGTGATCAATTTGTTCGCAAAAGTATCAGCCCCTACAAAACTTCAAAATGTACGACTTGATGCCATCGAGGATAGATTAGAAAAACATGACGATCTTTTCAAAAAAGATCTTCAACGACTAGAGAACGTAGACGAGGCTAATCGAGTGACGCAAAGGGCTATATTAGCATTGTTGTCACACGGAATTGATGGTAATGACATAGAAGAACTGAGGAAAGCCAAAAGCGAACTTCAGGAATATTTAATTAAGAGGTAGCATATGTTTATAACCCACAAGCATATTGATTACAAGAAACGACAAGAGAGACTTGGCGCTGGCAAATACAACGGTGCGTATTACTATTCAATAGAAATAGTTAACAATATTGTTCCGAGAATTAAAACTGATCGTAACTGGATGACCATTAATGTTTCAGGGTATGCTTGTGACCATGCTATCATATTTATTCACAATAACGTTCATCCAGAACTATATGACTGGTTGGCGCTTTATAAAGATTTAGTACTGGTTTGCGGTATTCCCGAAACATGTGACAAGGTTAAACATCTTGGAATTCCGATATATTTACCATTGTCGGTTGACGTGGAATACCTCGAACAGTACAAAACAGAAAAAACTAAAGAAGTAGCATTTGTTGGAAGACAGCCAAAGCGTATGGGCTATGAATTTCCTCCAGGAACAGACTTCGTTGAAAAGATGCCTAGAGAAGAGCTCCTCGCAGAAATGGCTGAATACCGTAAAGTATATGCTGTAGGACGTACGGCTATCGAAGCAAGAGTCCTTGGATGTGAAGTTTTACCATATGATGAGAGATTTCCAGATCCTGATTTTTGGAAAGTCTTAGACAACAAAGACGCTGCTGATATTTTACAAAAGAAGCTTGATGAAATAGATAAAATACGGAGGTGACATGATTTGGGAACAATAGTTATGTCCTTAAAACGTCTTTATCATAAACTTGGAGGACGAAATTCCGTGAAAGAAATTGAAACCATTTCTGATATGGTGGATAAAATCACTGAACAAGTTGATACTTTTACAGATGGCGGAGGATTTACTCTGGATGATAATGACGCCATTACAATACTGCCAAAGCCGTCTGAATAAAATAATTAAATTCATATTTGATGATCTTGATAATAGAAAGAGGTGATACCAATGAAAATCAAAAAGTCAACGATTGTGAGAACCATTGTGTTAATTGTAGCTATTGTAAACAAATTCCTTACCACAAAAGGGATGGGATTTAATCTGTTCATTAGCGAAGAACTTGCTGGTCTTTTAGCAGATCTCTTCTTATCTGTTATCAGTATCATCACGTTCTGGTACAATAACTCATTCACGAAAAACGCCATCGCTGCCGACAATTATCTAGAAGACTTAAATGGTCTCGCAGATGCTTTCGATGACGATGTTCCTTTAGAGGAGAATGAAGATGATAACACATTATAAAACCATTCGCCGGGTAAATTATCGAACGGGGCCAGGAGCTAAGTATACAAGGGTCGGCATTTTACAGCCTGGTGCTATCGTAAAGGTAGTATTGGTGAAGGGTAAATGGGCAAAATTTGTAAGTAACAATAAATATTATTATTGTTCATTTAAGTTTTTAAAGAGAGCAGAAGATTACGGCGCTATTGTGGCAAAAGAAGTACTTCCTATGGCAAAGCTTGTTGTAAAGAACAAAGCTGCTCATGTTAGTGGTGCTTATGACTACACAGGACCAAAAATCAACTGTTCTGTTTTTGTGTCTGCCATTTTGCAAAAAGCAGGTGTTCTGCCGAAAGGAATTACGGTATATCACACATCAAAGAATCATAAGAAGACTTCTGTTGGGAATTGTGTGCATAACCGCCTTAAAGTAGATCACTATAGCTGGCATAAAACAAACCATATTCATAAGAACCTTTCTTCCACATATAAGAAGCCTGGTTGTATTTATGTTTATGCATCGAGCATGGCAATTGTTGGTAAAGACGGTTGTATTTATGGCTGCCATAGTTCTGGAAGTAAATATACGAAGCTTTCTATGATTAAGCATAAGAAAAACACATATGAGTATACAGCTCCTGTTTTAGCAGTAGGAGTACCGCACATCGACTAACAAGATATTTTAAACTCTCATATGCGTTTTATAACATCGTAGTAGTATTATTTTGTATCAGTTTTTGTCTTTTTTGATTTCAACATTTAAACAATCACAAATAGTAACAAGGAGATATATATGAGAGTTTCTAAAAGATGTCTTGAAATGGTTAAAGAGTTTGAAGGTTGTTATTTAAAAGCCTATCAGGATGCCGTTGGAGTATGGACTATTGGATACGGAATAACGAGTTCTGACAAAGCTATAACAGGTAAGACTATAAAGAAAGGTATGATTATTACAAAGAAAACAGCTGAAAAATGGCTGGTAGACTCTTTGAATAAAAAATACCTGCCTTTGGTAATGAAATACCAGGGTGTATATTACAATTTTAATACGAGTCAGATTGACGCTCTTGTCTCTTTTACATTTAATATCGGCTCTATCGACGGTCTTACCAATCATGGAAAGCGTTCAATATCTGAAATCAAAGAGAAGATTCTACTTTATAATAAAGCTGGTGGGAAAGAGCTCAAAGGACTCACTAGGCGTAGGAAAGCAGAGTTAAGTCTTTTCTGCGAGGGTAAAAAGACTTTTGACGAAGGCTGGCCCACCTTACCTAAAAGGGGATACTTCGAAGACGGCGATAAATCTAAAGAAGTAGGCAAACTTGAAAAACTCATGTCATGGCTTGACCTGTACGATGGCAACGTTGATGATAACGTATATGGAGAAAAGATGGTTGAGGCTACTAAAAAGCTTCAACGTCAGATGATTAGAGCAGGTCATAACGAGGTTAAAGTCAATGGCAAATTTGGTAAATACTGTCTGCCATATGTGAAAAAACTTAAGAGATAGCAGGCTAATCGTACATTACTCGTACACCTCTCGCTCAGATAGTGCATAGTTAAAGGGTTTCCAAATTAACCGGACAAAACTGAATGCGATTATTATATCTGGGCGAGAGCTTTTATAAAAGACTTAGAAAAGTAGTTAGATTGAAAAAACTGCGAACAAATATGGTTTATTCATACATTATTCATACAATACTGAATTTTTAACATTTCGTGTTTTAGCCATTCGGCATCCCTATCAGTGTATATTTTTTCTGTAATGTCACTTATGTCATGACCCACAATTTTCTTAATAACATATTCGTCTACTTTAGCTTTTTTGGCCATAGTTATAAAATGCTTTCTAGGATCATGTGGGCGATGCTCTGAATTGATTCCTAAGTGTTTCAGAGTACGAGTAAACCTATATCTGTATGCAAAATAGTCAAATCGGTTTCCGCTCTCAGTAGTAAAAAGATATTGACTATTAATTGAAAGAGCCTTATTGTACCATTCTTCAACCATTTCTTTTATCGCAGGTAAAACATAGACTCTTCTTTTTTTTCCAGCGTCGGTTTTAACACCTCCAGTTATAGTGTTTTCTACAAAGTTTACATCCTCTATTTTTATCTCACATAGTTCTCGTGGACGCCAACCCATGAAACACTGTATTAGTATCATCGATACCAAAGGGTCACATTTATTACTCCATAAAAGACTC